TAGGGTTGGGCCAATTTTCAAATTGATTGAAAAAGAATTATTCAAATTGCATTGGTTCATTAAATATGTGCCTGTTCGTGAACGTATGAATGTTGTATTGGATGAATTACAACAAGAAGGATCCAATATAGCTTCTACGGATCATGAATCCTTTGAAGCTCATTTTACAAAAGAAATAATGGAAACTGTAGAATTCCAATTATATGAATATATGAGTGCGAACCTTCCCGATAAAGAATGGTATCAACTTGTAGTTGATGTCCTGGGTGGGCGCAATCATTGCGTTTTTCGTGATTTTAAGGTTGACATTGATGCCACTAGAATGAGTGGCGAAATGTGCACTTCCTTAGGCAATAGTTTTGCCAATTTAATGATAATGTTATTCATTTTACATAAATTGAAAGCCAAATCCATTAAGGGAAAAGTTGAAGGTGATGATGGCCTATTTACTTGGTATGGGCCACTCCCTACCCCAAAGGATTTTAATGATGTAGGCTTTACAATCAAAATGGAATTTCATGCTAGCTTAAGCCATGCATCTTTTTGTGGATTATTATCCGATGAAGATGATCGTGATATAATAACGGATCCAATGTTAGAATTGTTGGATTTTGGATGGACAACACAAAGATACACGCATGCTAGCCCTGCCAAATTAAAAGATTTGCTTCGTTGCAAATCTTTATCCCTAGGATTTCAATATCCTGGATGTCCCATATTGCAATCTTTGGCAGCATATGGTTTAAGAATGACGGAGGATTGTGGCAGCAAAATCCATGTTGATAAAAGAATGAATAATTATGAAATGGAAATGATGCATAATGCGTTTCAATATTATAGGACCTTTGGCTTTGAAATTAAACAGCCAGGCATTAAAACGCGCCTTATGGTTGAACGCCTATATGGCGTTTGTATCAATGATCAAATCCGAATTGAAAATATATTGGATAATAAAAATGATTTGTTGCCAATTGACTTGGGCGGCATGATTGATTTTCACCCAGATTGTGTAGATTATTATGAAAGATATTCCGCAGATATTGATTATAGGGATAATCATAATATTAATCTTCCAAATCTATGCCTGGGGGGACAACATGTCGAAACAGGTTGTTAAAATTAGAAATAGGCGTAACGCAAAACGTGTTCGTGGCCCCAGGGCCACCCGCGTTATTCGTGTTCGCCCTGCTATTCGCCGCCGTGCGCGGCGCCCACAAGCTGGATTCCTTGATAAACTTGGCACTTTTGCCATGAAGGGAATTCCTGCTTTAATTAAAGCTATAACTGGCTTTGGTGATTATAGGATTCAAAGTAATTCTTTGATCACTGGCGGCTTAGATCCGCCTGCCGTTGTTAATAGTATTAACAATGGTGGATTTATAGTTAGGCATAGGGAATATCTACAAGATATTCCAGCCACTGTAGATTTTTCATTAAATATGTTCCCAATTAATGTTGGAATTGCAGCCACTTTTCCTTGGCTATCCAGCATGGCCCAAAGTTTTGAACAATACAGAGTTCGTGGCATGGTGTTTGAATTCAAATCATTGGCATTTGATGCCGTACTTTCAACTGCCACCAGTTCTGCATTAGGTTCAGTAATTATGGCCACACAATATAATGTGCTGGATTTGCCTTTCAATAATAAATTTGAAATGGAAAATTATGTGTTTGCAAATTCCAGCAAACCCAGCATGAACTTTTACCATCCAATAGAATGTGCGAAGGTTCAAACAACAGTCACTGAACTTTATGTTCGAAATGAAACTGTGCCTGTTGGGGCGGATCCACGTCTTTATGATATGGGCCGCTTCAACATAGGCACTGTTGGCATGCAAGCTGCCAGTGGCGTTGTTGGTGAACTTTGGGTTACTTATGAAGTAGAATTGTTCAAACCTAAAATCCCCGCCCAGGTTGATCCTGGCATGGCATATGATTTTTGGCAATTCATAGCTCCAAGTAATTCCTTTCCATTCAATTCAAGTGTTCATGTTTCGGGAAATTTGGGTTCATCTTTTCCAAGTACTACAATATTATCACTCCCAGCTATATCTGCTGGTGCCTATTGGATTCAGCTTAATTATTATACTGTTTCTGCTGGCACCACGCCTACCTTTACTCCCACTTATTTTAATTGCACTGCGTTAAATTTATTCGATAATTATACTGCCCCTTATGTTCAAAATAATCCTGGTGGCATTGGAAATGGCATGCTTTCAATTGCTGTTCAAAATGCCACCAGTGGCGCATCCTTATTATTGAATTTTGGCACTGCAAATTATCTTCGTGCGGATATGTTGATAGTTTATATTCCAGATTATCCAACTATCGCAAAGTTAATGGCATTACAATCTTCTGAATGGCCTACATCAGAAGAAATGGACAAAGTCCACAATTATTTTTCAAAAATGCAAATAGGAAAATGAAAAATGTAAG